AGGGGCTTCATTTGGTGTAACTACTTTAAATAAGATTAAGAAAAAATGATAGATAGAATTTTATACGCATTTTTTAGTTGGTTAGACAACGTGGCTGATAAAATTGAAGCAGTGGTCACATTTGATGTAGGGGAAAAAAATAAAATTAAAAGAAAGAAAAAGAAATGAAAATATCGGAATCGACTCCAGTGTCTATGCCAATGAAAAACCTTTTGAGTATAATCTCAGCGTGTTTGGTTGGCGCTTGGTTTGCATTTACAGTTATTGAACGTCTTAACGTTATAGAAACTGAACAAAAATTAATGTTATCTGATTTAGAAAAAGCAAATGAATTTATTATCGGTGTACCTAAAGGTAACATGGTATCACCACAGATAAATGAACTTTTTATGCTTGTTGAATTTGTAAGTAACAATCAAGACAAATTAAAAGAAAATGTAGAAAAAGAATTACCGAATGTAAATGCTCTACAGTTAAGAGTAGAGTTTTTAGAAGATAGATTAAAGAAAGCCGAAACTTTAATCGACAAGCTTCGAAATAACGGCACACACAAAGGAGAATAGAATGAAGACTGCGTTAGTAATTGCATTGCTTATGTTTACACAGCAAAGTGGAGATAAGCCTTACGAATTTATGATTACTGACTCTATAGGAAATTGCTTAAAGCTAAAACGTGAAGCCGAAAGAAACACAAACCCAGATAGAATACGATGGAGTTGTCAAGAAGTTAAAGCAGAACTTGAAATAGACTCAACTGGAAAATTACATATTAACAAAATATTAGAGGAATAAAAAAATGATAATATATGGTGAAACACCGTCAGCATGGAAAAATAAAACTATAACTTGGATAAAAGACAATAAAAGAAAAGCTATAGCCCTTGTTGTTTGGTCAGCGATTTTATTAGCAATCTAATGTCAGATAAACCTAATTCGTTTGAAGCGAAAACTAAAGTTCTACCTAAACTTTTAGTTGATAAAGCATACGAGATGTTAACAAGTGGAGAAAAGTTAACAGCGAGTGAGTTAAAAGTTTGTTTAGATACTTGCAAAACTTATGGAGTAGAAGTAGATGAACAACCTAAAACTAATCTTACAGACGACTTACCATTTGACGAAACGTAACATCCGTTGGATTGGATTTCTATTAGCAGCTTTGTCAGTAGCCATTTTGTCGTCAACTGTAGTGCGTTTTCAGTGGATAGGTTGGCTTATAGGTGCAGTGTCATGTTCCATATGGATATTAATATCTTTTAAGGACCAGGACAAACCTAGAACATTAATGGAATGTATGTATCTCTTATTATCTGTTTACGCTTGTTACAATTGGTTTAATTATGAATAAAAAAGCAAAAGAAGTAGAGCCAAGTGTAAAAAACTTTAAAAACTTTTTATATCTTGCTTGGCAACACCTAAATCTACCAAATCCCACACCTATACAATACGATATTGCAGACTATCTACAAAACGGTTCTAAAAGAATTGTAATAGAAGCTTTTCGTGGTGTTGGTAAATCTTGGATTACATCAGCATTTGTATGTCACCAACTTTTACTTAATCCACAAAGAAACATTCTAGTTGTATCTGCAAGTAAAAACAGAGCAGACGACTTTTCAACATTTACACAAAGACTAATTAGTGAAATGCCTTTGTTAAATCATTTGAAACCTAGAGATGACCAACGTCATTCTAAAGTTTCTTTTGACGTAGCACCGGCTAGAGCGTCACACGCACCTTCAGTTAAATCTTTAGGTGTTACATCGCAATTGACTGGTTCACGTGCCGATTTAATTATCGCAGATGACGTGGAGTCAGCTAATAACTCTCAAACACAATTAATGAGGGACAGACTTGGTGAGACCGTAAAAGAATTTGACGCTATCATCAAACCTGAAGTAGGACGTATTGTTTTCCTAGGTACACCTCAAACAGAAATGAGTTTGTACAATGACTTGGAAGAACGTGGATTTGAAACAAGAGTATGGACGGCATTATATCCTACACAAACGCAGCAAGTTAACTTAGGTAATAAATTAGCACCTAAAATAATTGAAGCTATTAAAGAAGATAAAAAATTAGTTGGTAAACCTACAGACCCACAAAGATTTGACGAAGTAGACTTAATGGAACGACAAGCGTCTTATGGACGTAGTGGTTTTGCATTACAGTTTATGCTTGATACAACTTTAAGTGATTTAGAAAAGTATCCGTTAAAATTAAACGACTTAATTGTAGTATCTGGTTTAGATACATGGAAAGAAGCGCCTACAAAAATACAATGGGCTTCTTCTGTCGACCAAATTAAGAATATAGATAGTGAGCTGCCTAATGTTGGACTTAAAGGTGATTATTACGTAGCACCTATGTATATGTCCGAACAATACGCACCATTTGAAGGTTCAGTTATGTCAATTGACCCTGCAGGACGTGGTGCAGACAAAACAGGCTATGCTGTCGTTAAAATGCTACATGGAATACTATATTTAACAGAATGTGGTGGTTTAGACGGTGGATATAGTGATAGTACGTTAGAACAGCTTAGTAATATCGCAAAAAGACAAAATGTTAACTATGTAGTCATTGAGTCTAACTTTGGTGACGGAATGGCAACAGCCCTTCTAAAGCCTATAATGGGACGTATACACCCATGTACGATTGAAGAGGTCAGACACTCAAAACAGAAAGAATTACGTATTATAGACACTCTAGAGCCTGTTATGAACCAACATAGACTGGTTGTTAGCCAGGAGTTAATTAAAAATGATTTTAAATACGAATTAGACCACCAGTTATTTAAACAACTAACTAGAATTACAAAAGATAAAGGTTCTTTACGACATGATGACCAATTAGACGCATTATCTATTGCTGTTAATTATTGGGTAGAAAGAATGGATAGAGACCAAGTATTAGCCTTTAACGACCATAAAAACGAATTATTACAGAAAGATTTGGATAGATTTATGGAAAACACAATTGGTAAAAAACCACAAAATACAAGGTGGATTAATTAGTACCCCTATTAGAACTAAGGGGTAGAAAGTCCCCTATAGATATACAAGGAGAGACATATGAGAATACTAACGGTATTACTCATTGTTATCTTATGGACTACTAAAAGTTATGCTTTAAGTCCACATCAAGAACAATTTATAAGTAATGTTAATGTATGTATTGACAACCTACCCACCAAGACCTTTGTACCTAGAAAGATAATAATAGGTATGGCAGCTCTGGAGAGTGGATGGGGTACTTCAAGATTTTTCTTACAAGGTAACAATTTGTTTGGGATAAGAACATTTGACCCAAACGTACCAAACATGAAACCATTAGATAATCCAAATGCTGAGTTTGGAGTTAAGATATACTTACATCCGTGTGACTCAGTGTTAGACATGGTGTCTATACTTAAACACAGTAGAAACTTTACTCAGTTTAGAGAAATGATATTTAACGGCTTTAGTTTATATTCGGCTCTTGCCGCTTTACAGCCATGGGCTGAAGATACAAGTTATGATAAAAAATTAGAAGGGATTATTAGAAAACTATGACATTACCAGAAATAATACTATTAGGTTACGTACCTTTGCTCATCTTTAGGTTTATCCGTAAGATTTTGGTAAAAAAATCTGAAAGGGTATCATTAATATAAAGAGGGCGATGTTCCCCCTTTGTTCTTTTGTTCTCTGTTTGTTCTCGTCCAGGCGTGGCGTGTTTCCTTATGTTTTTATCGGTTGTTATAACCGTTGGTTAACTTTTATTCTCTTTTTTTGGTTTTCTTTTGGTCTTTTGTTTTCGGTGGGGTCTATTTTTTTTTTCTTTTTATTTAAACTTAAAGATTAACATTTAATTATTATTTTTTATTCATTTAGTATTTACAAACTTAATTATTAATTTAATGAAAACTTATTAATTAAATGAAAGTTAACTAAAATGAAAACTACTTATCCTAAAAATATAAATCATCAAATAAGTTATAAAGAATTAAAAGACATTATTAAAAGTTTAAAACAATCAAACTTAAATAAATCTTTATTTATTAAATTAAGTAAATATCAAAGTAATTTTAAAGGTGCTGACAATAACGAAATAATTACTTATTTAAAATAACTTAAATTTTAAGGGGTGCTGTAGTACCTAAAAGACGCTTAAAGGCTCTATACGTTGAGATATGAGCCTTTTTTTTAGGCTGATTTGCTCAAAATAGCCTAATTTTCACTTTTTTGGCAAAATAGCCATTTTAAAGGCTTTTAATTGGTCTACCTGGAAATCGCATAAAATAAGGCTTTTTTGCATTAATTCCATAAAGGGGTTGTATTCGTTAACGGATTAATGTTATAAAGAATATGCCGTGAGGAATATATTAAAAATAAAATCAGTTTTGAATAATGCGCCTTTTAGCATTAACGAGGTTTTAGGCTTAATAGATTTTAAAAAACTCATTGATTAAATAACGTAGGCTTTAATAGTCTGGTTTCGTGGCTAGTGCATACTTGAAAAAAAGAC